TGGTTTGTAGACAACGCACAAGTTCTATCTCATTTACACACTAAGTATAGAGAGAGAGTTCTTGGAAATGACCCAAGAGTCATTCTGCCATTCGTTAGTGAGAATGGGGAGTTATTAGGGATAACAGGTCGTGCAATCAATGATTCACCACTTCGTTATTTAACTATGAGATTCCAAGATGATGTTCCACTCATCTTCAACTATAATAATGTGGACAAATCAAAGACTATCTATGTCACTGAGGGACCGATAGACAGTCTATTCCTACCCAACTCTATAGCAGTTGCAGGTAGTGATTTCAAAAAGATAGATGATAGTATAAAAGAAAGAGCAATACTCATTTATGACAATGAACCAAGAAATACAGAGATATTAAAAAAGATAGACGAAGTTATTGATTTAGGTTGGTCAGTATGTCTCTGGTCAGATAAAAGAGTATCTGGATTAAAAGATGTGAATGATATGATACAAAGTGGATTGACTCCACAAGATATCACTGATATAATTACTTCTAATACATATAATGGTCTCTCAGCAAAATTGAAATTTAAGGAGTATAAGAAGAAGTGAATTCAGAAATCAAAGTAGTCAAGTCAGACGGTTCAAAAGTTGAGATAAACCTAGATAAAATACATAGAATGGTACATAAGGCATGTAAAGACATTGCAGGTGTATCAGAATCATCAGTAGAAATGAATAGTGGTTTACAGTTTTATGATGGTATAACAACACAAGAAATTCAAAAAATATTAGTAAAAAGTGCAAGTGATTTGATATCACTTGAATCACCTAACTATCAATTTGTAGCTGCAAGACTACTATTATTTGGTATTCAGAAACAAGTATTCAATACAAAGTGGAAAGATTCAGAGATATACCCACCTCTTAAAGAGATAGTGGACAGAAATGTTGATTATGGAGTTTACGATAAGGAAATCTTAAATCAATATAGTGATGAAGAGTTTGACAAAATAAACTCTTACATCAGACACACCAGAGACTTGGATTTTACATATGCAGGATTGCAACAGGTTGTTGACAAGTATCTTGTACAAGATAGGTCAGTCAATCTAGTTTATGAGACACCACAATTCATGTATATGTTAATTGCTATGACTCTATTTCAAAACTATGGAAAAGAAGGAAGATTAGATTATGTCAAAAGATACTATGATGCAATCTCACAATTCAAAATATCAATACCAACACCTATTATGGCAGGAGTTAGAACTCCACTTAGACAATTTGCATCGTGTGTTCTTGTCGACTCAGACGACACACTCGACTCTCTATTCAGCAGTGATATGGCCATTGGACGCTATGTTGCACAAAGGGCGGGAATCGGAATTAACGCAGGAAGAATTAGAGGTCTTGGTTCAAAGATTAGAGGTGGTGAAGTACAACATACAGGAGTTATCCCTTTCCTTAAGAAATTTGAGGCAACAGTTAGAAGTTGCACACAAAACGGTGTTCGAGGAGGCAGTGCAACAGTCCACTTCCCAATATGGCACCAAGAAATAGAAGATATCTTAGTATTAAAGAACAACAAAGGTACAGAAGATAACAGAGTTAGAAAGTTAGACTATTCTATTCAGTTATCAGAGTTATTCTATAAGAGATTCTTATCTAATTCAGAGATAACACTATTCTCTCCTCACAATGTTCCAGGTCTTTACGAAGCATTTGGTACACCACAATTTGATGAATTGTATGAGAAGTATGAGAGAGCAACATCTATACCAAAAACAAAGATAGGTGCAAGAGAACTATTTACAGATTTATTAAAAGAAAGAGCTGAGACTGGCAGAATCTATATTATGAATATAGACCACTGCAATACGCATAGTAGTTTCCTTGACAAAGTGAACATGAGTAATCTTTGTCAGGAAATTACCTTGCCTACAGACCCTATTCAACACATAGATGGTAAAGGTGAGATTGCATTATGTATTCTAAGTGCAATCAATGTTGGTATAATTAAACCAGATGAAATGAGCAACTTGTGTGATTTAGCAGTGAGAGGACTTGAAGAACTGATAGATTACCAAGAGTATCCTGTAAAAGCAGCCGAGAAATCAACTAAGGCAAGAAGAAGTCTTGGTATTGGTTACATCGGTCTTGCACATTACCTTGCAAAGAATAAGGTTGAATATGGTTCAGAAGAATCATTGCAATTGGTACATGAATTGACAGAATCATTTCAATACCATTTACTATGTGCATCTAATCAAATTGCATCAGAGAAAGGTGAATGTGAAGGTTTTGCATATACAAAATATGCTGAAGGAAAACTACCTATTGACCACTACAAGAAAGATGTTGACGACCTAGTTAAACCTGATTACAAGTGTGATTGGGAAAAACTAAGAACAAGAATTAAAGTTCATGGTCTAAGACACAGTACACTTACTGCACAAATGCCTAGTGAATCATCTAGTGTTGTATCAAATGCAACAAATGGTATTGAACCACCTAGAGACCACTTGTCAGTTAAGAAGAGTAAGAAAGGTACACTGAAACAGGTTGTACCACAATACCAAATGTTAAAGAACTTTTACACCCTATTATGGGATATGCCTTCAAATGAGGGTTATATCAAAGTAGTTGCAGTGATGCAGAAGTTCTTTGACCAAGCAATCAGTGGGAATTGGTCATACAATCCAGAGAACTACGAAAATGGTGAAGTTCCTATATCAGTAATGGCAAAAGACCTACTAAATACATACAAATACGGATGGAAGACATCTTACTATCAGAATACTATGGATGGTAAAACAGAAGATGTGGTGAAAGATGAAAACTCAGCAATGAATGATTATGTACCACCAATGATATCTTCCCCAAATACAGACGAGGAAGACTGCGATGCATGTGCAATCTAAGAAGGATAGATTATACGATTTTGACATACCAATAACCAACAATCGAGACGATGAAGATAAGATTAATTGGGGTGGTAAAACAAATCAAACAACTTTAGATTTTGTTAACAACAGATATGTTGTTTTAAAAGATTTCATTCCGAAAGAAATGATTGACATGGTTATGGATACATGGAAATGTATAGAGAATGACCCTAATCAATTCAATGCAATGTTCAGAAAAGAAGATGAGTTAACACACTCTACACCAGAAGAACAGAGAAATAAATCTCATGGTGCATATAACTTTCCGCCAGCAGTTGGGATACATAGATATCTGAAGAATAAACTTGATGGTGTACTTGATATAAATTTACAAGAGACATATTCTTATAGTAGAAAATATGTAAGAGGTGCCTCACTATCAGCACATACAGATAGACCATCGTGTGAGATTAGTTTAACATTTCCTTTAGAGTATCGTACCGATGATAATACACCATGGAAAATATGGTTAAACAATGAATACAATTGGGTAAATCATTCTAATGGAAGAGGTCAGAAGTTTATCAAAAAGAATACACAAGATGCAACACCACAAAGAGGTATAGCAGTAGAACTTGAAGTAGGTGATGTGTTGTTATATCAAGGACCAAATATACCACATTGGAGAAATACTCTAATGGGTGATTATAGTTATCATATGTTCTTACATTACTATAACACAAGAGGTTTTATGACCAGATTAAGAGGTTTTGAATATCAAGACGACAGAAGGCACACACCAAATTCTATGAAACAGATATTAGAATGGGACGGAAATATAAGTAGACATTCACTGGAAAGAGTACAAGGTGCTGGTAACTTAGATTCATGGAAAGAAGATGTATATGATGGTGTAGGAAAAGAAGAACAATTACATTTACATGTAAATAATTATTTGTATTTGACAGGAAAGGTGGAAGAGGATTTAATTTAATGACGGTATTTAACAAAAACAATGTAGACTTTACTAAGAACAAGATTTTCTTTGGTGAAGAATTGAACACGCAAAGATTTGACGAGTTCAAGTATCCTATATTTGATAAGTTAACACAAAGACAACTTAGTTTCTTCTGGAGACCAGAAGAGGTGTCTTTACAGAAAGATAGAAGTGATTATCAAACACTTACACCTGCACAAAAACATATATTTACATCTAATTTGAGATATCAAACTTTACTCGACTCAGTTCAAGGTAGGGCACCAAGCATAGCATTCTTACCATTCGTGTCTTTACCTGAACTAGAGTCTTGTATTATTACATGGGACTTCATGGAGACAATCCATAGTAGAAGTTATACCCATATCATTAAAAACATTTATGCAGACCCTAGTGATGTCTTCGATACAATTCTAAACGAAGAAGCAATCGTTAAGAGAGCAGAAATGGTCACCGAAAAGTATGACCACTTTATTGAACTAGGTAGAAGAAGACTGTTAGGTCTCAAAGTCAGTGATTATGACCTCTATAAGGCATTATATCTGGCACTTATATCTGTAAACATATTAGAAGGAATTAGATTCTTTGTATCATTTGCATGTTCATTCGGATTTGGTGAGTTGAAACTCATGGAAGGAAGTGCAAAGATTATATCTCTGATTGCAAGAGACGAATCACAACACCTTGCAATATCACAACACATACTGAAGTGTTATCAGAAACAAGAGAACGATAAGTTAATGAACCAGGTGATAAAAGATTGTGAGAAAGAAGTATATGAGTTATACGAAGATGCAGTCAAACAAGAGAAAGATTGGGCAGAGTTTCTATTTAAAGATGGTTCTATGATTGGTCTATCAGTACCTTTACTAGGTCAATATGTCGAATACATTGCAAACAAAAGACTTCGTGCAATTGGTTTAAATCCAATGTATGATATATCTTCAACTAATAACCCTTTACCTTGGACACAACATTGGTTCAACAGTAGAGGATTACAAAACGCACCACAAGAAACAGAGATTGAATCTTACTTGATTGGTGGTATTAAACAAGATGTCAATGACGACACATTTTCGGATTTTAAATTATGATAGACGCAGTTTTATTAATAGCAGTGCTTTGGTTGGCATTAGTATCACTAATAACCTTTTTCTTCTTTGATGAAGGCACTAAAGGTGTAAAGAAAGACCCTTATTATGGTAGTAAGACAGGAACAATATATACTGCAAAGAAAGAAAGGAGTGAATACTTATTATGATAGAAATATTTGGAAAACCACAATGTCCATTTTGTGATAGAGCAATAGCATTATGTGAACAAAGAGGATATAAATTTACATACAAATCATTAGGTACAGATTTTGGAAGAGAAGAAATGTTAGAAATGTTTCCAACTGCAAGAACTTTTCCACAAATCAGAATTAAAGATGAAAACATCGGTGGTTATGACCAACTTGTAGAATATGTAAAACACGGAAATGTTTGGGAAGATTAATGAGTAGAGAATATTTGTTATATTTACCACCTGAAGTCGACCAAGTTGGTGAAAAGGAACTTGTATGTGAAAGATACAAGAATCTACTTTCAATGATTGATAGAGAATATCAAACTGTAAGAACTTACATTGTTGGTATTGATATACCTAAAACAGATGCAAAAGACAAATTGCCCTACTTAACACTTGATGGTGATGTAATAGGATTTGCAGAAGCATTCGATAAAATCATGGTTAGAACCAATCGTGCCGAAGATGGAACTACCTTTGATGAGGATATACTATAATGGAAAAAGAATTTCATTTTTGTGATAATTGTATGTGTGAATGTGAAATCGAACATGACGGAGACCATGAATTGAGGTTTTGTCCGTTCTGTGGTGATTCTTATGATGATGAAATAGAAGATGGAGATATATTGTAAAGACAAGTGGATGTTGCATAATGCCATTTTCTTGGCAGAACAACTAAGCATTTCGAACCTCTTTGGTGTTGTCAACATCAAAAGACTACCCCCTACCATGCCTCAAAAAGGTCTAGTCGAATTCTCCAAAGGAGATACCGAAATAGACATATTCATTAAATACGATAACGAAAGATTTATAACCCTTGCACATGAAATGGTGCATGTCCGACAAATCCTGACCACTGGAATATGTGATGAAATAGAGGCAGGAAGACTAGAAAAAACTCTTAAAACGCTTGACAAAGCGTCTGATTTATTGTTATAATGTATACATGATTGAGAATAAAGAAATAAAAAGAATCTTCCTTGATATGGATGGTGTTTTAGCCGATTTCCAGGCTGGTGCATCTAAGTTGGCAGGAGTCAATATTACACCAGATGCACATGGTCATGCGATTTATGATGCAAGGAAAGAAGAGTTAACAAATAAGAGATTGTTCAGAAATCTACCACCGATGGTAGATATGTATGATTTACTTGCATATGTTAGACACACAAATGTACCGTGGGAGATATTAACTGCGGCAGGTGAAGTCAACAGAGAGTTATGTGTTTATGATAAAAACGAGTGGATTAGAGAGTTCGTTGACCCTACAATTGCGGTCACCTGCACATTCACTGGTAGTCAGAAAGGAATGTATGCCTTTGAGGGTAGTATTCTAATCGATGATAGACAAAAGAACATTGATAGTTGGGTTGAGAATGGTGGTATTGGTATTGTTCATACTAGTGCTGAGAACACAATCAACGAACTTAAAAAGTTAAGAAATGGTGTGGGTGGTGAATAAGACCCTTAATTGGAATTGTCTTATCGAGAACCAACAGAAAGGTGCCAGTTGGACACACTATTTCAGTCGTTCTTTTACATTTGCGTAGGGTTATAACGACATAAAATAACTATAGCCAAAATTGCGAGTCGATTTTTCGGTGTGTGGGTTTAGACTTTAAAGAAACCCACCTTTTTTCGCATACTAAATAAGAGTATAACGAGGATATATTATGGAAGACAAAACATTCATGGACAAATTGATGAACTTTCTCAGAAGTTTGTTTCACACCGAATACGAAATCACAATATACAGACAATCAGAAACTACAGGTCAAATGTATAAATCTACATATGTTGCCAGAAAAGTTTTAATTCAAAGAGAAAAACATCTAAAGTTCCGTGATTGGGAAACCAAAAAGATGATAGAAGTCAGAGCATCAAAAGGTCTTGACTATAAAATCGAGGAGAAATAACTATGCATTTTATCAATGTAATGAAGACGGTGTTGGTCGATAGAGCAACAGATATTAACGGAAGAAGTACCAGACCTGAATTTTGGTGGTTCACACTATATGCATGTATAGTAGCAGGTCTACTCATGTTAGTAGATAACTATGTACTAGGGTTTACATTCTATAGTGTATTTGAACCATTTAGTGATAATACAGACAGTGGTGTATTAAGTGCATTATTCCTATTAGGCACATTAGTACAAAGTATATGTCTAACTGCAAGAAGATTACATGACAGAGGTCATAGTGGTTGGTGGCAATTATTGTTTATCGTACCATTCTTAAACTTCATACCATTATATTGGTGTGTAAGGGATGCAAAAGACACATACGAAGCCAAAAAGTATAGGAATCCATACGGTCAGAGGTAATTATGCAACAGTTTTTTATAGCAATTATATTAGTATTAGGTCTTAGTTCCTGGTGGTTATATAACGAGAATCAAACACTCACTGCAAATAATCAAAAGTTGGAATATGCAGTAGAAGAACAGAAAGCCACTATGGTGGCTATGAAAGAGTCTTACGAGAAACAAGGTAAGGCACTGATGAATATGACAAGAGTGAATGCACAAATAGAACAAGAGAAGGCAGAGTATCTTGCAATATTCAGTAGACACAATTTAGACTTACTTGCACTGAAAAAACCAGGTATGATAGAATTGAGATTTAACAATGCCTCAGAGGCAGTGATGGAGGGACTTGAAGATGATACTAAGAAATTATATAGTATTGGCAATCCTAATACTAACGACTAGTGGTTGTTCTTTATTAGGGACAAAGAATGTTGAGATAGTATCAAAACCTGTTGTCATTGACATCATGCAACCTGATTTACCAAGACCAGTCAATTTGACTGCACCAACATGGTATGTTGTATCAGAAGCACGAATAGTAAACCCATGTAAGAGAACATTATCATTCGAACCTAAGAGGTTTGATGATAAAGGTGTAGAACAATTCAAAAGACCTAAGGCATGTGATTTATCAGAAAGAGAAAATCCAGATTGGCCTGAGGGTTATACATACTTAGATAGATTCTTGGATGAAATGAAAGAGTTAAATAACGGAGAAGTTGTCTTCGTTGCATCTACTGTTGGTGATTACAAAGTTATGGCAGAAGATTTACAAGAAATCAAACGATACATTAAACAACTAGGTGAAGTTGTGGTATATTATCGTGATGTCACTATGCCTAGTGGTGAAAAGGGTGTTGGTGTTCAAGTAGAAAAGAAAGGGGATTAATTATGTTTCAAACAAGTGATTGGAAAGCTGCA